TGATCTTTTTCGACTGAATCCACAATGAACGCCGGATGTACAGTGTATCCTGCTAATGGATACCGAGAAATAATAAAGCGATATTTGTTGGTCAAAGCAGACGTTTTATAATAAAATTTTGGAATTTCTACCATTACCTGCCCATTCAGTCCAGTATATGAGATAGTATTTATAGAATAAACTGAGTCCGTAGTCGGGTTTGTTGTCCATGCTGCAACAGTAAGTTGTGTGGCAGTATTTGAGATAATCAGACGTTCTTGTCCGGCGCCCGTTCCAGAATTAATAAGAACGTATTGGTTCTGATACCGGTTTATTGCCCATGTTTTCGTCGCGTCTTCCAGAGTTGTAGATGCACTCGCATCTGCCGTTCCTGTATCATACTGTGCATAGTAGGCATTCACGGTACCATTATCTGCGAGAGTACATCTCCGAATTGCTTTGTATATCGAATGTGCCGCCCAATCACCAGCCGACAATGTTACCGGAACTCCATATTGGTCTACTTGTAACAGAGTTGGACTGGTTGCATTCGTTGTCCATTCTACTCCGATAGGTACATCAAATCCGAGATCTTCAACGGTGTTTCGCACAAATGCCGTTGTTGCCAGTTGCGTTGTGTTCGTTCCTGCCGCCGCCGTCAATCCCGCCTGTGCCCCTGTAAATGGTCGTGTTCCGTCAGTTTTCACTAATGCGTCGGCATCAATGCCTATCGAACTCATTTTTGCTGTTGTCATGCGGTCACCACCGATAAATTCCCTTCTGAATAGATCACAGTCCACCCGTTATTTGCCGTCGTGCATAACAGTCTTACAACGTCATATTGAGCTGTTGACGCAATTGAGCCGCCTACACCGGCGACAGATGAGATTGAGATGAACCGGATATATTGGGATGCATTTTGGGCGATCTTCCACCCACCGGCACCTTTTCCCTCAACCGCCACAAAATCTCCAAGTGCTGCCGTTGCCGGAAGCGTGAGCGTTACCAGTGCCCCGTTATTAGCAATATACGGCGTATTTACTGCCATTGCCTGAGTAGTACCTGTAACCTCAACAATTGCTTCTTTGGGCGCAAATCCGGTATGTCCTGAAGTTCCATACGTCAGATTCGATAAGTCTGAGTGCACCGTAGTTGATGCCGCCCGGAAGGAGGTTGTCGTTACATTTTCAATTGCGTATGGCGTGCTTGTACTTTTTTGGTAAATTACTCTGCCAACCAAAATATAGAAATTCTGAATGTCCGGGGGTAACGTCGGAATCAACGATGCTTCTGCCTGAGATGAGGTATAATCGCCCGTTCCGAGAACGATATCCAGTTCCAGTGTGACAAGGTTCCGGAATATCCAGTTCACCGCATACCTACTGGCTGCTGAAAGCGTAGTCAGTCCGTAACCCGCCGTGAGTTTGTCGTACTGAGTATTGTTAAGTGACGTCGCTGTAGTTTTTGCCCACGTTGACGCTCCGGTATGATACCAGAGATCTGATACAGCGCCGCCAACTCCCTGAGTTATAGTTGGTAAATCGGTAGAAGTTAATCTCCGCAATCCGAACCACGCATACCCCGAATTCAGAGTACATACGCCCGGAGTCGGATCTCCCGGTTCGGTTACGCTGATCGCCATCCCGGACTCTTTTTCAACTCCACCCGAACCACGGATACGCATTACCCGGTCGAAGTTCTTTTGAGCTGACCCTTTCGCCGACAACCCGTAATTGAGTTGATACGTGATAGATCCCGTTTGAATCGCCACTCTTGCAACCGGAACACAGTTCGACCAGTTGAGCGTTTCCCGGTCTGTAGTAGCTGCATAAACGCCCGTACCGCCGCTCCAGAGCACGTAAATGTAGTTTACTGAATCGGCAGTAACGGCAAGATTCGTATTCTCAGCGATTGTCTTTTTCCACAGGATGTTGTCTGCTCCCCATACGGCATCGTCCCGCATCAGACAGTCACACGTAGTCACGCTGATGTGGGTGGCGTCGACATAGGCGATTGTGGGAATAGAGAGTAATCCTTCCGTATATGCCTCTTTGCTCGCCAGATCCTCGATATTCGCTTTCGCCGTATCCAGATCATATGCCGTAAACTCTCTGCCGATAACTTCTCCAGATAACCACGCCTTTTTAGCGCCGTATGTACCTGTTTTGTTCCATTCGCGAGTTACAGACGTGAGGTTCCCGGCTCCCGTTGCAGCGCTTTTCCCGGCGTAATAGATGGTTTCTGCGAGAACTCCCGTTCCGATAGTGGCGGTGTTCGGTGCTGCTGGGAATACTCCGAGTTCCGTTACCGGGATGGTTGTATCAGACTCGCTAATTCCGGCGGTAAGTGTGGTGTTTGGGCTATTCACAATCGCCGGGTACATCGTGATTTGCGCCACTTAAACCACCTCTTTTGGCAGATAACACTGCCCATTATATTTTGTCATGATCAACTCCGTAAAATTAGCGAATTGATAACTCTTACGATGTAGCTACAGTTAGTTTCATCGTTAAACTCAGGGTTTCCGAAGGATCCACGTTCTTGGTAGTTGCAAATAGGTGACACATCAGCATTTTCCCGCCAACTGCAAGCTGGTTGAAACATCCGCACCCTTCAACCGTCTTCGCAACGGTGCAGGTGAACACTTTGCTCCAGACCGCCTTATACGATGCTTCGTATGAGACTGTGGCAAGCGCTCGTTCCAGTCCCCCGCTCGTGATCTCAGATGTAAGTGCCGTTGTTCCTGCCGCCTCAACGGTTGTCCCATCATCCAGTGCCAGCCATGCAAAATATCCAACAGTCTGTTGAGTAATATATCTTGCAATATATTCAAGTCCATCATTCACCACAATTACCATGATCTTATGCCTCCGTAACTTCTGTGATCTGATCCCCAGACTGGTCGAACGCGATTCTCACGGGTTTTGTCACAGTTTCCGTGCTTTTGATACTGCCGTCTGCTCTTCTCACAACGCATTCAATTTCAAGTGTGCCAAGTTTTGTTCCTGTTTCAATAATTTCGTTTGCCATTTTTGTAACCTCTGTAATCGTCAAGTTGTATCTTGTTTAAATTCGACGCTGAAATGAAACCACGACGGATTGTCGCTCTCTTGAACTGACAGTCCGGAAATGTAACATTTCGTAAACGTCTCTTGGTTTGTCACCAGCGATCCGGATATCCCGATAAGCGCCCGGATTGCCTGATACTGGGCATACGTTCCGAAACACCGAAACTTTGAGCTAAATCCCAGATTCGTGTTTGTCTGAATGAACCGTTTTCCGCTTAAGAGCGTGCTTTCGTTCATCAGAATTGATGGAGTTGCATCTATTTTTGATGCGTTCGGAAGCAGCACTCCTCCGAAAGTCGTATTCGTCATGAAGTCCGGACCCCCATCTGTTTACGTTTCGTTTGCTGCCAGGTCTCGATATCTTTCATCAGTGACGGGAAATCATACGCTTTTGTCAAGTTGACCGTACCGATCGTTATTGAATAATCTCCGCTGCCAGTCATCTTCGTTGGAGATGGCGTGTCTTCTTTTGCTCGGAATGGCGCGGGCAATTCGGCTGTTTGATCTATCGGTGCTGGGATAGATACCGGAACACCATCTGAACTTTGAGGAATTGCACTCCCGGATTTTATCATTTTGCTGATTACTGGATCTAGTATCTCATTTTTCTTGGTTGCAGGGGAGATATACCCGGCTGTTGCTTGCGCTGCCGTATATTGTTCAGTACCGGGGATCTGTTCTAACGGCACACCTGATTTTATGGCAGTATATCTTGTTGTCACCGCTTCGGACTCGTCGGTAAGTCCCGTCATTTTTTGACTGGCTTCCCGTTCGTCTTTTGCATGTTGGATTGTTAACCTTCGCATTTCTCCGACATCTCTACCAGCATTTTGCATTGCAGTGGCATAATCGGCGTTCATATCGGCGTAATCTTGTTTGGCGTCGTTAACTCGTTTTATGGCAGATTCATAATCTTTATACGCATCGGTCAAACTGTTTATACGGTCTTTCTCACCGGATTCAGCTTCTGCCATTTCCTGAATATGGTTACGTAATTCCCAGTACGCCAGGGATGCTGCATCCAATACATCCTGGCTATTCCCAGATAATGCCGCCATATATGCGGCTTCCAAAGTTATGAGTTCTTTCTGAGATTTTGCCAACTCAATTTGACTCTGGGACATTCCATTATATTTGTCAGTCAGTAATGCGACACTTTCAACTTCTTTATTCGTCCAATCTGCACCGGCTTTAATTTCATCCCCGGATCGTCCTCCGGCACCGCCACGGGCATATTCTCCCTTATAAGGAAACATCTTTCCAAAGAATTGATCTAGGTAAGAGACATCCCCTTCGTTCATCTCCTGATGAGCTTCTGCCGATTCGATAACCCATAATCCCAAATTAACTTTCGCGAGTTCGATCTTGTCTGCCAATTGTGCCCATTTAATTTTGAATTTTTCAATTTTATCTGACTCTTCTTCAGTCATCGTGGATTGTGTTTTTTCAAATTCTTTTACGGCAGTATCGGCATTCTCAATCATATCTGCAAGTCGATACCAGTTTCGACCGAGAATTTCAGCCGATATATTCGCCCGTGCCGAACCTTCTGGAATCCGATTTAATGCGACAATTACTTCTTGCAGGAGATCCGAACTATCTTTCCATTCTCCATTAACCGTCTTTGTCTCTACTCCAATAGCAGATAAGGTACCGCGTAATTTTTCCCCGGCTTCCGATTGGTCAGTAACCCGTTGAGTGAGATATCGCATCGTGATTGATAGAGAGCCCATATCCGTATCAGTCGCAATTGCAGCTGCCCGCCATTTTTGAGCGTCTTCGATGGATATGCCAAACATGTTGTGCATATCATCCATTTCGTCCTGGTACCGCTCTGCAACACCTATGGTTTCGTTCCAACCCTGTTTTAGGAAATTATACGCAGTTTGGGCAGCCTGCGTAATCATGTTAAAATTAAATGCAATATTCGATAGCGTATCGGAATAATGAACGCCCACATCATCGATATTTTTTATGGCGGAATCCGTACCGGGTTTCGTAAGATCATTCGCCAAAATATCGTATGATATACCTCCAAGTGTAAGCGATCCTGCAAGTGGCATGTTATTCCGTCCTGTTATCGTTCTTTGCTTCCATATTCATTCCACGCTGCGATCCATAGTTCACGGGTTTCTATCGGGAGATCCCCCCATTCTTTAGGGTTTGTGATCCCCATCCAGTGCAGGAGTTGGGTATATCCCCGCCCGTGGGAAGTTTGCACGAAAGGATCTGACCCGATTCACCCTCTCGGAAATCTGAATTTTTCGCGCTTCTTTATATGCCAAATACGCATCGACAATATCTTCTGGAGAGTACCTGTCCGGATTCTGTTTTAACCACTCATACGAAATTGCCGGGTCCACCGTAATTTTTGCAATCACTCGCAACCAACAATCAGCCGCCAGTCCTAATACCGAATCCATCTCTTTTTTTAGTTTTGGAACATTGTCGGGGGACGATTTTTCATTTGGGGTTGAAGTTACCATCTTTAATTGATCCATTATTTCTCCTGCACGTTGAACATAATCGTTCCGGACTTCTTCAATCGCATCAAGAGATTTAAGATCTGCTTCGGACATCCTCGAAAAAATTCTGATAGTATCGCCACCTTCAAGCGGGATATCTATCGTCTGTTCTTTCGTTCGGCGTTCCAGCATGGCGATGGTTTCGCTTGCATCAATTTTTTCCTGGTTGATACCAGCGACCATCTTCTCCATATTGGGTTTGTTCTCTGCCAGTATCCGGTGTGCCTGTTCCAGTTCCGCCGGGGTGTGTTTTCGTACCATTCTTAGCTCTCCTATCTCATTTTACGTCTTACGCATCGACACCGGAAACAATAACGTCGGCATCCGGATCCGTTACGGCAAATGGCAAATCGTCTCGTGTCTGAGCGCTCGCGTCCGTAAACGAGAACTTAGCACCCGTGAAAAAACAATTCGATAGCGTGACCGTGATGTTATTCGAACCGTCAGCAACGTATCCAATCAGATTGAACTCTTTCGGGGAACCGATGGTAACAGTACTATCTCCGGCAATACCGGCGAACTGGAGTTTGCCCCCGCCCGTGCTTGCGACACTAACCGGCAAGGCATACGTGCAGGTCTTGAACACGTTTCTGGTTGTCCATGTAGAAGTTGCCGCTGATCCGTTTGCCAGTGTCAGAACTTCTGAAATTGCATTATCATTCGCATCCGTCCCGTAAATTACGAGAGTGCCACCGGTTGTGAGCGCAGCTACTGATAGCGTTACCCGTATCAATGACGGAGTAGTAGGCGGGGCATCGTTGATTAGAATCGACGTTCCTGCCGTGAATGTCGCTGCCGCTTCGAGTTCGATTGCTGTCCCGGTTGTAGGCGTGGCATTGAGCGCCGCCTGAATAAGATCTGCGTTTCTCTGAATTCTCGTGATTCTGCCTGTAACCGTGACTTTTCCCGGTTTGTTCAGATCCGACCATTTCCCGCTTCGCGTCCCGGTTGCCAGTCCACGGGTAACCGTGAAATCAAACATGGCAGAGGCGAGAGCTGCATCCGCATAGGTTACAACTCCTTGAACGCCGGTATAAGTATCCTGGGTCATTTTTATAATCCTCCTTTAATAGTTGTTCTCATGTCAATCCATACCCTTGTTTGGTAAGGTACCAAAATTCGTACCGGATAACATTGTGCCAGAGTCCGGTTTCGTCTTCATACTGCTGAGAAGATCCGACCTTTCGCCAGCCATGCGTGTTTCCAGTATGAGCCGGGGTATTGTAGAGCAACAGGATATCTACCTGGTTAGCAATGGCATCGGCATCAAACCCTGTACTCGGCACGCTTGAATTCGATGACGATACCCAGATATCTACCTGAATAGTTGCTCTGTTCTGAGCGAGTGCCGCCCCCGTTACCGGGGTTGACACGACATAATCCGTACCGCAATACAGATCGCTGCCTTCCGTATTCGCACGGAGAGTAATAGCCGGCGGAACGATTGCGGATAACCGTTGTGCCCGATAACACGGATTGTCTCCGACAGTTTTCCCCATCAATCCCATCAGCGTAGAATCCGCATTCAGCCGGGTGATTATTTCCGAGAAGATGGTTGCATTCATTCCGATTGCTCCTGTAAGTTCTCGATAACGGCTTCCGATAAGATCTCGATCACTTTCGGCATTTTTGCTGCGCCAGCATCCGTTAAGAACGGTCTGCCCCACATCTTACTGGTGCCTTCGTGGACTCGCAGAGCGTATTCTTTGGGAGTCCCGACAATCCCATGAACTGACAATCCTTCAGTTTCCACAACGCCGTACATCGTATCTCGCATGTGTGGCGGTTCTCGTGCCGGGTTCTGGTCATCCATATACGGAGCGCCGGAATATCCTAACCCGTGCGCTTCTGCGAATGCCCATTTTGTTGGGAAGAACATATCTTCATACGGAGAATGTCCAGGAGTCGCGTTCTTTTTTGCTTCTGCTTCAACGACCATTACGGCAATTCGCATTTTCTCTTCAACGTGCTTAATCTGGTTTGCACTAAGGTTATTGAGTTTCTGGATCAGTTCTTCTTTTGTCAGAAGAGTAACCATTAACCAAATACCTCCCAGATAGAGATCAGTGCCCCAACAACGCCGAGTACGCCTACAATCAGAGCAACATCTGCCGTTCTGCCTTTCAGGAATCCTTTATCCTCCAGATGCGTGTTTTCAACAGCTTTCAGTCGGTCGTCGAACTTAGATCGCCGCCCTACACAATTCGACTGGCATGCTCCGATACTTTCCGTAAGAACGTCGATCTTGGTGTTCATGCCGATCATCAGCGTTTCCATTCGGGTGATCCGTTCTGCATCCTCGCGCGTAAATTCAATGTGGTCTGTCATTTCAGGGGTCATGCCGATGCAAGCTCCTTCAGTTCCGCCGTATAGTGATCTACCGTCATGCGATTATACGGGGTTTTTAGTCCAAGGATCCCGTATAAACCGCTGGCAGGTGTATACCCCGCTGTGGTTGATAAGATCCGATACGTCAATGGAGCAATCGTTACCGTTCCCGGCAGAATCACATAAGGAGATAACCCCGGAAACTGTCCCGGAGTTAACACCGTTACCCGTGACTTCATCGTATAGAACCGGCAGATAACTCCCGTCTGATCGTTTGTCCAGTAGTATTCAAGCTCGTTACTATCATTTTTGTAATCTAATGCCGTGCCGCTGGAGGTTGCCGTACCTACAGGCGCACTCCCGTTATCAGTTAGCGTTTTACTGCCTACGAACGTTCCCGTTACGGTTTTCAGGATTAGATACCCGGTTGCCGTCGTTCCCACTACTCTGTCGATTACTGCTGTAGCGCCCGAAGTCGCTTCTGTGACCGTCGCGCCCTGATGGAACGCTACCGTTCCGGAAACATAGGAGAGCTTCTGTTTCGGGTATCGCCGCTGTATCGTGCATGTGTGAGGGAGGGAGCCGATCACGGCAAGAACCCCCACGGATTCGATACTTGTGACGTTCCCGATTCCACCCATGCTTTCGGGATAGTGTTCGGATCGGTCTGCATGAGTCCGAGATCGCAATCTGCACGCTGGACGGAAGATTCTGCTTGCGGGGTGCTCTGCTGGTTCCACTTATCGATAATCGCCCGTGCCTGCATCCAGTATACGGTTAGTCCAGGTTCTTTCAGACCCTGAGAATAATCCCCCGTGCTGTAAGACGTCGTGCCGTAAGACGGATCGCCAACGTCCCAAAGGTGACAGATAATCAGAGCGTGGCACCGGTCGTAAAGGTTAGAAGGGAGGTTCCCGCTTCCCACCTCCTGGTCAAGCAGAGATTTCGCGTCGACAACAAGCAGGTTATAGATCGCCGTCGTGAATGCGAGACTGTCACTAACGACGATTAACCCCCGGCTGACTGCCGAGACCAACGTAGTTGAGACTGCCATTCGCGCTCATTCCTTTTTCAGTTTTAGTTTCCGCTTTCCGCCGTTTCCGATAATCGGATCTGAGATTGACGATTTCGCCGGTTCGTCATCCAGGATTTGGGTTTCTTCTGGTTCCTGAACTTTCGGCGTTGCTGCGCTCGGAATCGTATCGATTACCGGCAACTCTTTTGATTTGATCTGTTCCGACTCTACTCGCTCAAAGAATCCCGGCACCGAATCCAAAAATTGGGACTCTTCCATCTCAAACGGTTCGCCCGTTTTATGGACTCTGCCATTTGCGTGATACGCCGATGCCGATCTTTTGACCCGAACTAAAATGAGGGACATGTTATGCTCTCCTCATCCCTGTTTAGCTCGTACCGCAGCCGGTCGCTACACCGATAGCCGTCGGGAACACAAACCGGGGCGCAAACGTGGTATAGACTACACCGCCCATCGGAGAAAGCATCTGGCTCGGACCGTTAACAAACACGTCGTTGATGTAGTTCGCGCCGATAACGAGGTCAAAGAACCTGCCAATCGGATCAACGGGAGCCATAATGCAGGTACCCTTTGTCAATACCGGAGTGGCGTCCTGGTTCGTTGGTGCTTTCAGCACGGTACCTTTCGGCATGTTCGGGTAGGGATTCAGCATTTCAAGGACCATCGGAAGTTCACGAAGACCCACGGATGAAATGCTCTTCTGGAGCTTGTTGAAGTTGAACGGCGAAAGCAACAGGTTCATGTTACAGCCCTGTACCCTCGCAGCATCGAACGCCGTCCATCCGTTCGCCACGGTTGTCATGGCATTCCCGAACGTGGCGAAATCCGCACCTGAGAACGACGTTCCGGATGACGCGGTAAGACCGTTAACCCGGTACGTTGCAGCATCTAGTGACGGATTCCAGCCGTTGATGAGCGTGTTGTCTTCGTAGAGCGCTGTCATATACGACGCTGAGATCGCACCAATAGCGTTCAAGTTGATCCCGCCCGCCTGGAATACCTGCCAGTCTTGGCGCGGAATCTGGTATTCTTTCCAGTGGAACACAAGATCGAGTTCTGTGTTGTCGATTCGGATGTTGTCAAGCCCTGATCCCACTGTGGGGGAGGTCATTGAACCGAATGCATTTCCCATTTCGGCGATCTTGTTGAAGTTCACCCGGTACTTGTCCGGACCGATAACGATCTGTTTGGCGAACATCTGCCTGCCAACAAGCACGGTACGGAGCGGTTCTTTGAGCTGTTCGTCAAAGTACGTCGCAAGGCGCTGTTGAAGCGTGACGTTGTTCACGATCTGGTCATAGGTCATATCCTTAATTGCATCTGGATCCATTTTCAGTACCTCCGTTAGATCCTCTGCACCTTGAGGCGCTGTGCCACAGTGCTGGACGATTTGCTCTCAAGTGCAACCGCATAGGCGCGGGATGCCCCACCCGACCCGGCAGACGTTGACAGGTGACCGGTCGGACCGGGATAGAGAAGTTGCCCTTTGACAACGGCATCCGTAGTCCCAACGCAGGCTTCCCACCAGCCATACCATGCGAGATCGGTTGATTGGTGCACAAATGCCCGTGAGTTCACCGTGCTGGATGACGCTGGATATGTACCGTCCATCGTGTAGTACGCACCTGCAGCGTCTTTTGGTCTCATCAGGAGCGCGGTCCTTTCGTACCCAAGCACCCCGATTGGAGCAATGGCGTTCGTTCCGACAACCACATCGTCGTCAGTTGACCCGTAGATGACCAGTTTGCCCGGTATCATCGCCGTAGTAGTCTCAACGCTCAACTCTTCCCCGGTTTCAGCATTGCCGGCAAGAACAATCTTGTCGGTCGGGGTATACTGTTTCCACACAGACATTCTTCAGTCCTCCCACACCCGCGACCCATCAGCCGCAAACTTGATCGTGCCGATACCACGGGTTTTTTTGTTCTTGATCTCTTCAATTGCCGCCAGTTTCTGTTCGGTTGCCGTGTTCGTAACACCCTCTTCTTTGGTGCCGGGTTTCAGTCCGCGAGCCGAATCCATTACCTTGTTTGTCACGGATACCGGATCGGCGTCCCAGTCTTTCCGGAGTTGCGTTTCGGCTTCCGGCGTTTTGGGATACATGCCCTTTGGCAGTTTGTTCTTGAACTCATCGAACTGCATAGTGGCGATCTTCTGCTTTTTCTCTTCGAGTTCCTCTTCGGCGTTTTCTTTGCCTTTCTTGAACTCGGCAAGTTCGGCATCGGATTTGTTGACCCGCTCTTCCAGCGCCTTTTTATCTGCAAGCATCTGTTTGAGCTGGGTCAGAAACGCAGCGCCGTTCTCGTACTTGAACCCCATCTTTTCAAGGGCTCCTTTCATATCTGCATTCATCATTTCGTCCTCGTCCTCAGTCTCCTCTTCAGGGGTTTCCGTCGGAGCGGCAGTCTCAGAACCCGGGTCTCCATCCTTGTTGAACGCTTTCTTAAACGGCGTCAAATCTTTCATGGATTTCTGGGTCTGTTCTGCCAGTTCTGGTTTTTCTGTCGTCATCGCATCACCCACCGTAGTTCCGGCTGTCTCGGCTTTCTGCTTCATTGACGTTTCGGCTCTCATGCCGCCGGTTGCCGGATAGGTGATCGCATCTCTCAGCCGGTCATTTCCAACAGATTCTTTGCCCGCCGCCGCTAGTTCCGGCTGGTCAGTTGCTCCTGTCGGAGGCAGAACAGATTGATAATCGCCGTTCACGTCCGACCTGCCGCCTACCATATCAGAAAACAGTCCTTCCATGTCCTTGATCGCTTCGTTGTGCGAGCCGAACACTTCTTTGAGTTTGGAAATTATTTTCTGGAGCCGGGAACAGTTCTTTTGAGAAATGACTTTTCCGACGTTCGTAATTGCGTCTTGTTCTGTTTCTTCCACGATCTCACCTGCCTCTTTGATTAGGCTGGCAGCCTCCTCGTTCGCATGGCAAAACTTTCGCTCTTCTTTGTTCAGGATAACCGAACCTTGATCTTTCGGCTGGTTTTTTAGATCTTCCACGAATACCAGCACGTGATTAGGTTTTACGTCCCCGACCAGCGTCCGGGTAGAAGAGCGGCGGTCTGTATGACACCAGAACCCGGTTGATAGTGACAGTTTCCCGTTTAAGATATGTTGACTCATTTCGCCGGTATCCGTAAACCGTAACTGTCCCATTAGCCGGGGGTGACCAACAGTAACAATATTGGCATGTTGAACGTCCCCGACTATAATCCCGCCAATCCGAGCGAGTTCTTTTTCCCGTTGTTCGTCAAACGCCTTTAAATCGGGATGATCTTTCGCGAAGATAATCGGAATGCCGTTCCATCCGTTCACCGTATGAACAAAACTCTCGTGCGGAAAATACAGATCTCCGATTACCCGATTGAGAAACTGAAGAATCGCATCATGTGAATCCGCCGAGCCGCCTAAATTCCGGATCACTTCGGCTTTCGCTGTAACAGGTTCGTAGTCCGTGGAAGTCGGCATTATACTGATAATAAGTATGTCTTACTTAATATCGCTCACGGGGATATGATCTGAAAAAAAAGGTTAATTTACAAATTTTTCATAGACTGAAAACAGATCATTTGTGAGTTTGTTTTTTGAGTCTAACTCTTTGAGTTGCTTTTTGATGATGTCAATTTCCGCATCGGCAAATTCAATCTCCGTCGGTGCTGCGCCTTTGATATTCCACCTGGAACCTTTTTCATCGGTCTGAACTTCAAATTCTTTATACTCTGCTGCGGAAATCCCGATCTTAGCTTGGAGTTCTCGCGTTAATCGTAATGTCGTAAAGTTGCCTTCTTTCGGTAAGACACTTAACAACATCACCCGTTCCAATACATTTAAACCAACTTTCATAAATCTCTCCTATGATTGACTTATTAACAATTCTCTTATGTCGGGATGGATAAAAAGGTTTTGTTGGGGTTTATTCTGCCTGCATGAATGGAATCCATGCTGCAACCCCGTTGATGAGAACCTTGATCGTTCCCGTCTGGGTTCCGGCAGCGGTGTGAGTATAGAGGCTCTTTCCCGTCCCGTCTGCTCCTGCAAAGGAGAAGTAGGGGGTAGTCCCAACATCTGTATTCAGGTGAAGCATTGACTGAGCGCCGGTTGATCCCGCTTCCTCAACAATGCTGACACCATGACACATCTGCGAGCAGGTCCCGGCACCTTCAATAATGAACAGCCCGGCAGTTACCCATCCCTTTGTTACAGTCGTTGTATCGAAAGTCACTTTGCCGCTGATTGCGGTCAGGTGTGCATTAGCACCGGTGGTCTCTACGGTGACATTTCCGAACGAGAGATGAGACTGGACACCATACGCATCCCAGATGTTATTTGCAACTTTTACCCGTACCATACAGGTAGCAAGCTGATGGTTTGGCTGGCTCGCGGTAGATGTTGCGGTTCGGAAGTACGTTGCTCCGATGGTTTCATCCCCGCTTGTCCCGTGGTCAGCAATCGAGATGACATTGACCTGCACCGGAATGATAGTATCGGTCGGAGTGACTGAGACTGCCGTTGCAGCAGTTCCATAAGCCATCACGAAATTAGCTGCGCCTTGCGACCATGTTCCGCCAGAGAAATCAATGCCTTTGGTGAAATTGCCCTGATAGTTGATACCCACGGTTCCCGCTGCATCATTATAGAGATGAAGCAACGATTGACAGGCCGTAACCCCAACTTCACAGACAATTGAGATACCATGGCACATCTGCGTAACGGCAGCAGCTCCTTCAATGATAAACAGCCCGGCAGTTACCCAGCCTGCGGTTGCTGCTGCGGTAAGTACCGCTTTTCCACTGATGCCGGTGATATGTGCGTTGGCATTCGTGGTCTTCATCTCGGTTGCGACGGTGATATGAGCCTGCACCGCATAAGCGTCAAAACAGTCGTAATTCAACTTGGTATTGACGAGGACGTTCTGGATACGGCGGTTCGGTTGGTCGATCGTTGTATTCTCGGTCTTGAGATATGCGTTGATCAGGCTGTTCTCTGATACCGATGCGTTGGTTGTACTCTGCATGTACATCTGGAACGGGATGATTTCTTCTCCTGATGAGATTGTTTTTGGCGCGTCAATCGTCCCGTATGAAAAGATCGTAAGTCCGGTATCAGCCCGACCAGTAGCACCCGCAAAGTCAATGTTCTTTTTCGTGAAATTTTGTGCAGTCGACAAATCCGCTGTAATTGCCGTGTCAATTGAGATCACGTCTGCCGTCAGGGTAAGACCGTTTCCGGCTTTCATTCCTCCGAACAGAACCCAAGGAATATCAGACGTTTCCAGCGTTATCCCGCCGTCTGCCGTGCATACCCATCCCGAATCGGCATTCACAGTCCCCTGTTCAACTGCCACAACCGCACCGGGGAACATCGTTGCAGCGTTCAGGTCTGTTGCCCTGGTCGGTGCGCCGGTTGCGTTGACCGTATAGACCCCGTTCTTTGCCGCTGCCGTCTGGTTCTTGATCAGGATCCGATCGCCTGTAATAAGCGTGTATCCGTCAACCAGTTGCCCGGCGGCGTAGGCTGTTGCCAGCGTCCCGTCTGCCGTGGTTGCGCATTTAACCGCTGCCTTGTAACTGAAGGTCGTCGGCATCAGTCCCGAAGAAGTCTCTTTTGTTAGAATATGTACCATGCTTAAATCACCGTCCTGTATAGACGAAATCGACCGTTGCTGCCGTTCCACCCGACTCGGAAACGAACCTGCCCCGGACGTAATTCACTTTGCCTGAATAGACAAAGGCGTTCGTTTCGTTTGCAACGACGGTTACATCAACATTCTCGCTTGAAAGATTGAAGAAACTCGTGCCGTCGATGCTGCCTTCCATACGGAGCACGACGTTATCGTTAATCGCCGCTACCGTATACTGAAGGATGTGTTCCGAAAAGTCACTGACGCTGACAGAATTTGTTGCACCTGCCGCCGTGAGTTGCGTAAACGCATGAAAGTATCCCATTGTTCACACTGCTCCTGAATATCTGAAATCCACCTTAGCCGCTGTACCGCCCGTTTCGCTAACGAAATTGCCCCGGATATACGAAAGGTTCCCGAAGAACACGAACGCATTGGTTGTATTCGTGCTGACGGTGATATCGGTATCATTTCCGTCAAGGTTAAACCAGTTCGTGCCGTCAATACTGCCTTCTGCTCTCAATACGACGTTGGTATCAATCGTCGTAGTAGTATACTGAAGAGTATGATACTTTAGACTTTTTACTTCTAAAGAATCCGTTGCGCCGGGTGCGGTAAGCTGGGTGAACGTGCAATCCCCTTCGCTGCCTAGCTGTAGAGGACTCGTCACTGATAGTGTTGCCGCCATATTTTCACTTCCTAAAACGTTTCTGAAATTTCAAGAGATTGATAAAGATTGATAGGAGCCGGCGATATTCCGAGAAATGCTCCTTAAAAGAGTAATGGGTATTTCTTACTTTTAAGGCTCATTTAAAAATTTTCTAAAAAAAAGAATTGTATTATGTAAGTATTCCAATAGATTGCGAGTGTTTAATACTTGGATAAATTTCGGTTATAATTTTACCCGATTTTTCCTCTGGTGAATTAAAAATACATTGGTAGTGTTTGCCGAAAAAAAGTTCTAAATATTGCCCTATAGGATCAACGGGACAAATTAAACCATCTTTTGAAAGAAGTGATTTACCATATTGGTCTATGGGGCATTTGTATATAGTACCTTTTGGCATATTCGCACAGGGATTGAGTTCGGCAGTACAACATTTGATCATATTCTTCCCATCAATACACAGTTCATAGTATTTTTGCGGATGGAGTACTAGATTAAAATTCATACCAAAACAACCAATCTGGTTAAGCATGCTTTTTGCTAATTGAATGGTATGAAATAACGAGGATTGCATCTCAATTGTTGTTCCTGCGTTATCTTCTAACAACCGGAATATTTTCGTGTTTTCCTGTAAGGTTGTTAGGTATGCGGCAGTATACGCTGGAATGATACTATTATGAGTAAGGTCAAATTCCGATTCACATGTCATCCAATCTATCTGAGTTTGGGAACTCAAAAGGAATGTCTGTTTTGCGAAAAGAGTCCTCGCAATCAAAACAGAGCGGATTGGATCTTTTATCTGATTTTCTATCTCATTATATGTGAAATGCGGGGTTTCAATAATCATCATGCCATCGCTCTCCTACGATTAACAAAGTAATAGGAGATATCAGTATAAAAAAGTATGTTACAGTCGATAAAAGATGATTATTCCGATTCCCGTTCTGGCAACGAATGCCGCCTCCGATAACAGAATTTCCTTATCCCACCCGGCTGTCTCGGATCCTTTTGATTTTCGTCCCATCGATTCAAATCCGCTGCTATCGCTCCTGCCGATTTCTCATACTGCCATTGAATAATATACGCTTTCTCGCGTGCTGAATACGGTCTGAAGAATGCCATGATCAGAGAATTGTACCGATTCCGTGGATTTGTTCCGGCTCGGATTTCTGGGTAATTTTTTCCGGTATTTTTTTATTGAATGCACGGTTTAGACTTTCTCTCTCTTCATCAGTAATGGCTTCGTACCCTTTTTTTGTATACTCTCCGGTAAATCTTGATTCCGTCATTTCTTTATCACCGTCACAATATGATAGTTGAATGGAGCATACCCCTGAGGATTATCTTTTTCTGGGGTAATGAGATCATTACTGATAACTTTCCAAGATGTACCTCGCGGAAAAAGAATCTCCGTTTCTTCAGGATTGTGTAAAGCTTTTTCTCCCCCAAGTGTTATTGCCCGGATAAATGTTCTGTCATTGTCTGACGTTCCCCACGTCTTTGAAAATTGATATGCATGTGAGGAATCGTAAGTAAATGATTGGAATGCTTTATCTTCACAAATATCTCCGGGTTTTAATCCGGCTAGATATTCCCCAGAGTGAACGCCAACTCCCCGGAACAATTCAATTCCTGCAGGCAATTCTCTTCCATGTGTTGTCCCGATGCGATCTAAACTATCAACAATTTTTTTGGTTGCTGGATGAAGATCGCCAAACCTGAGTTCATCATTTACTTCAAAAGATCTTCGGGTGCCAAAATAATTATTTTCGATATTTTGAATGTCTGCTGCGGTAACACTACCATATTTATAATAATCATCGCGGTAATCTTTTACACCAGACTCATTTAATTTCGACGTATATTCGTGTAATGTTTTTGTGTTGTCCCCTAACCAGCGTTCTTGAGTCATTTGGGGAACGCCCCTACCAGTCCCATCACCTTTAGCGCACGTGTTCCCCGGCTGGAATCCCGGACTACCCGGATCTCCCGCTCCGCATTCTCCTCCGTGAACATGTGATTCGTATTTTTGTGTCACTTCTTCTATTGTGGGTATTAATATACACCTACAATTTATATGTCTTGGCATATCTGGTGCGTTGTCAATATCGAATACCTGTCCATCCAGTCCTTCACATTCTTCACAGGTTCGTTCATCCGCAACCGTTAGAAATTCTACACGGTTTATTCCGCCTTCTTTATACCTCTCTACCGCTCCCTGATTAACCGCCCGCATCGTTTCCGTCCGGACGATCATCTTAGCTCGCCGTTCCCCGATGTTGCTATTCGCGTCCATTATCGCTTTTTCAATCTGCCCGGCGTTCTGTTCGTTTACCATCCCGTCTGAAATAATACGCCTGATCACCTGATTATTGGCTTCCGAAACGCCTTTAAACTCCCATTTCGCTTTCTCAACCAATACACCTATTTTCTTCCATTCCCGCTGCCGAACGTCTAACGGCGCTCCCAGTCGGATTCCTATCGGCTTCATCTGGATATCAGCGTATTTCGTCCCGTGCAGATACGATTCGACTATTGCTTTTTCGAGAATCTTATCTGCCGGCGTAATGAGGTGCTGAAGAGCGAGAATGTTAAGGCGTTTGAAAAGCCAGTCCAAATCGGTAATCGTTAATTGAACGGTTTTCTGCGTGTGAAACGTTGGCTGTTCTGCCGGTTTCAGCTCCGCTATTACGGCTTTCCGATAATTCTTAAACAGTTTCGCTATTTCTGATTCTGTCCGAATAATCCGGGATAACGTCCGCGTCGGGTCCGCCCATGTGTCTTTTGAAAGTTTCCGTTCCTTCATGTCGCTTCCATAAATCCTTGCTTGATGATGGTTACGTATTCATACGGCACGAACGCATACCCGATATCCATCGGCACTCCGAACACGTCGTTAATCCTCAATTTCGGACGGATTACCAGATGGTAAAACAGGTGCCCGTCGAACCATTCCGCCCGTGCAACAATAAACTCTTGTCCCTGGATTCGGTTAATAACCTGAAACGCTATGTGTCGCTCTTCTTTTGTTACGTCTGCCCATCTCGGATCGTCTGAATAGACCCTGTCGGCATCCGGAATAACACGGACGATTTTCGGCAATGCCTGTGTCATATGGGAAACAACGAAGTCAGACATTTATTCAGGAACTTTGATTTTTCGGGGAACGTGAACTGGCGCCGGAGCTTCCGTAAACACTTTACATGCGTGCTGTTTACATTGTTTGCATTTCGGGTATTGCTCTGCCGGCTCATACCCGCACGGAGTTTGTGCCATTTTGCTTGTTACTCAGGTTTCGTTTTCTTAACCCATTTTCCGTCCTTGTCCTGTTCCCACGTAGATTTTAATATTTTCCACATCGTCCCCGATGCCGCCTCCCGGTCTTTTGGTGTCTCTTCGGAATACTGGTTCTTCCGGAGATCTTTGTAGATCTGGTCTGCTTCTTTCTGCATCTCCTCCGGGGCATCGCCAAGTTGGGGAGTTTTGTAGGGGGGATTTGTAATTTTTTCAAGTTTCTGGGAATGCTGTTCAACATTCCCGATATAGACCTCGGCATATCCTGCTTTGTCAATATTCGGATCATATCTCTTTGCTTCGTCCATGATTTACTCCTTTGACTTGGGGATCTTTGTCCATATATAATTCTCAGCATCCATTTCTTGCGGCGGGAACATATTATCCATAATGCAAATGCAACTCCCTTTTAGCGAGAGATCTACCAATTCCCCGTGAAGGTACTCTTCGATGTACCGGTGAACCTGATGAACATT